ATGTGCATCCTCCATGAAGGTAAAGAGACATCTTCCCCTATCGTGCCCCTAAGATAGCCCGATAAGCCCGCCGCCGCTATCCAGGAAGCGCAACGAAGTCCTCGCCGGCAGGGCCGTTGCTCGAGATGGCGCCATCAGATAGAGAGAGGCGTCAGGCGCCCGTAGCTCAGCTGGATAGAGCGTTGCCCTCCGAAGGCAGAGGTCACAGGTTCGAATCCTGTCGGGCGCGCCACCGAGCTCCACCTAGCTTCCCATAACCAATTGAGAGACCTTGCTTTACCGGAAGCAAGGCTCTATGGGGCTCCACGGCACTCTACTGGGCTCCATCCCCATCGACTGGATAAAAACTGGATAGAGGGGGCTCCGAAGGGCAGAGGTTCAAGGGCAGAGGCAGGCGACAAATGCCGCGACGCATTCGAGCAGCGAACATCGAAACCCGGACGGCGCGCCTCAAGCTCGACGTCAGCCTCAAGCCGTATCACTTCACTCCGGTCCTGCCCGGCGCCTCGGTCGGTTATCGTCGCAATCGCGGCCCGGGCGGATGGGTGCTGCGCATCGCCAACGGCAAGGGCGGCTACGCGACGAGCACGATCGGCGTCGCCGATGACTTCGGGGAGGCTGATGGCAGTCGTGTTCTCAATTTCTTCCAGGCGGTCGAGCGAGGCCGCCAGCTCGCCAAGGGCGATTCTGCCGAGGCCGCTCGGCCGCTGACCGTCGCCACCGCCCTCGACGAATATGCTCGCGATCTCGCAGCCCGCGGCGCCGGGCGCGAGAATAGCGGCCGCATCCGCAAGCATCTACCCTTGGCGCTCGCCTCAAAGCCAGTGGCGGCGCTCACGGCGCGCGATCTCAGCCATTGGCGCGACGGGCTTCTGAAAGCCGGCATGCCGGCCGCGACGGTGGTGCGCTTGTCCCGCTCCACGAAGGCCATGCTCAATCTCGCCGCCAAGCGCGACCATCGTATCCACAATCGCACCGCTTGGGCGGATGGCCTTTCCGGCGTTGCCGAAAATTTCAGCTCGCGCAATATCCAGCGCCTCGACGATCATCGGATCGCACGCGTCGTCGCGGCCTGCTACTCGCTCGACCCGGCGCTCGGCCTGTTCACGGAGGTCGGGGCCGAGACTGGCGCGCGTCCCAGTCAGCTCTCCAAGCTGGTGATCGGCGACTTGCAGGACGGCAAGGCGCCGCGCCTGATGATGCCGAGCTCCCGCAAGGGTCGCGGCCGCAAGCCGTCGAGGCGCGCCGTGCCGATCACGCCAGGGCTCGCCGTCAAGCTCGAGCAAGCCGCCACCGGCCGTCCTGCGGAGGCGCCGCTGCTGTTGCGCGCCGATGGCCGCGCTTGGATGGCGACGGATTGCGGGGACTATCAAGATCCGTTCGAGCGTGCCGCCAGGAGCGTCGGCCTCGCTGTGACCTTCTATTGCCTGAGGCATTCGGCGGTCGTCAGGTCGCTGCTTGCCGGCATTCCCATCCGCGTCGTCGCGGCGCTGTGCGACTCAAGCACCCCGATGCTCGAGCGGACCTATAGCGCCTTCATTACCGAATATGCGGACCAAGTCGCACGCCGCGGCCTCGTCTCCTTCGGCTAGAAGGTCCATAAAGCGCATGGGGCCAGGACGCCGCGAGCGTCCCGGCCCTCTACGCCCAGCCACGGATGGACCCCATGGCCAAGCGCAAACGCACAGCTACCACATCGCCATCCAAGAAGCGCGCCGCCTTCGCCTTCAAACCGCGGGAGTGGATGCCGCTGATTGATGCCTTCGCGCGAGTTCGCGTTGCCATGGGGTCACGCCGCCTCGCCGAGCGTGATTTGCAGCGGGACTTATGCGGCGGGCGGCTGGCCTCGGCGGCGCGCTGGTCCAATCGCCGCACCGGCGAGGACACGAGCGAACGGTTGCCGCCGGCGTTTTGGGAGAGCGCACTCATCACCTCGACCTCGGCGCCAGAGGGAGGGGTCCGCGTCACCGGCGTTTCGTTGCCGGGGATGGTCAACGGCTATTTCTACATTCTGCGCAGCGATCTCGATAAGTACTACCCCGCCCCCGGCACGGATAGCGTGGATGCCGGCCCGCCGACTGTGCGGGCGGATCATCCAACGACGCGACGCAAGCCAGGGCCGAAACCCCAAAAGAATTGGCAGGTGATTACCGCTCGCGAGGTGATTCTCACTCTGCGGGCCGGCGGGGAGGTGCCATCGGCTGCGGAAATGTGCACGCGATGCGAGAGACTTTGCGGCTATCACCCCGATATTCGCGCGATGCAAAAGTATCTCAAGGACTTGGGTGCGCTCGACTAACTATCCGCAATTCACCGCATCTATCCTCACCCCCTAAAGCCGTGACGCCTATGCTCATCCATCCTTTGTGATGGAGATTGCTGATGGCTCGCGGCGAAAGGACAGGACGTAAGGCCGCAGCGACCGAGCACATAGCGCGCAGGATCGCAGCGACAGATCGCACCCCGATCCCGTTTGGCGCATATTCGATCGCTGAATTCTGCGTCGCGCATGGCATCGCCGAGAGCATGTATTTCAAGATGAGGGCCGCAGGCGAGGGGCCCGATGAGATGGAGCTAGGCCGCAGGCGCACCATCTCGGTCGAGAGCGCGGTGGCGCGCGGCGCGGGAAGAGGCGGCCCGTGAATCCGCCAAGAATGAGCAGGCTGCGGGCATGAGCGCCCCCGCAGCGGCATCGGCGCCGTCGGAGCCTGCACAAGCATTTCCGTGCCGGCAACGCGGAGGTGGCCGCCGCCACGTCGCACAGCGCCAGCCTGCGCCATCGGAGGTTTGAGGCATTCGCCCGGTCGCAGCCGAGGCCGGGAACGGGGGAGCTATGTGCGGCGGAAGTGAAAGCGACCCTGGCGAATTCTTTTGCGGGAATCAGCGCCAGGGCCGCGCAACCGGTGGAGACACCATCAATGTTACACATAAGGTCGAATATATCGCCCAGCAAGACGGCCGTTACGGGCGATTTCTTGCGCCATGCTACCAAGATGGAGCGGCTCAAGCTCGCGGCCGAGCTCTGTAATGGCGGAGTCTTCGTGTCGGCGCTCTCCGGGAGGCAAGCGGCACGCCTCACAGGCGCCAACCGTGAATGGGTAGATGTCGTAAAGAGGGCCTCGCCGAAGCAGCTGGAGAACTTGTGGGAGGGCTATATCTCGCTCTCCGCGTTGCGTTACGTGCAGGGGCCGACTGACGCGGTCGCCTACCGCTATATCCGGAAAATCGGGCTGGCCCGAATCGTCGAACTGTGCGGCGCCGAGAGGGTGCTCGCTGAGCTCGACAGGCTGACGGTCCCTGCCGCCAGGGCGGTGGATCACTGAATACGAACGGCGTCGCCATTTAGGCGGCGCCTTTTTTTATTTCGCGGACCGAGAGGGAGCGAATCAGATGCTGCGCTCAATCCCGACCTCCGTCATTACCGCGCCGCTCTTCGCGCCCTTGCTGCAGATCGAGGAGGGCTTCTCATGCATCGTCGCGGACCCGCCATGGCGGTTCTCGAGCAACAGCGATGCTAAGCCCGAGCGCAATGCCCGTCGGCACTATCGCTGCCTTCGTCCGATTGAGATCGCGACCCTGCCGGTCGCCAAGGTCGCGGCGCCGGACGCATACTTGTTCCTATGGGTTCCCGGACCTTTTTTGGCGATTGGTGCGCATCTCGAAGTGATGCGGGCCTGGGGCTTCAAGTGCACGGCGCTGGGTTTCGCCTTCGTCAAGCTCAAACGCTCCCTCGCCGCGCAGCCGCGCCTGTTCTTCGTTGAGGACGACTTGTTCACGGGCACGGGCCTGACGTTGCGTCGCAACATCGAGCAATGCGTGCTCGGACGGCGCGGCAAGCCCCAGCGCCTCGCTAAGGATGTCCACGAGGTCATCCTCGCGCCGGTCGGGCGCCACAGTGAAAAGCCGGCCGAAGCCTATCGCCGGATCGAGCGCTATTGCGCCGGGCCCTATCTCGAGCTGTTCGCTCGGCAGCACCGTGAAGGCTGGTCGTGTTGGGGCGACGAGCTCCCCGATATCGCCTCTCCCCCCTGTGAATCGCCCGTAGATCTTCCCTGTGTCTCGGAGCTCGCACCGTGACGAACGGCCTGCATGTCCTCTCCGATGCTGAGCGGGAACCGCGCGGCATCTCGATCGTGCTCGCCGGCCCTTCGGGCATTGGCAAGACTTTCCAAATCTCGACCCTGACCGATCCCTCCCGCGCGCTCGTGATCGACGTGGATCGCGGCGCCTTGCCGTTGCGTGGCACGAAGGTCGACATCGTGCGGCCGGTCGGCTGGCCGGAAATTGCCGATATCTTCTGCCTGATCGGTGGGCCCAACCCTTCTCTGCCGGAGAGCTCGGCCTACAGCCTCGCCCACTACGAAAAGGTGAGAGGCCTTCTCGACGTCGATCGCTATAGCGTCTTCGTGGTCGACTCGATCAGCCAGGTCGGGCGAGAGTCCTATCGCTACGCCGAAGCCTACCCGGAAAGCCCGCCTCGCAGCGGCGCCAGGGACACACGCTCGCTTTATGGCCAACATGCCAGGCAGGTGCTCGCAGGCTTGCAGCAGATCCAGCGCGGTGCGCCGGACAAGGTCATCATCCTTACCGCCGTTCTCGAGCGCATAATCGATGATTCCAAACGCGTGGAGTGGCGAGTTCAGGTGGAGGGCGACAAGGTCTCTCGCGAGTTGCCCTCGATCGTCGACGAGATCGTCACCTTAAGTTGGATCAGCTTCGGTGACGCCGGAAAATCAAGCCGGGCATTCATTTGCAATTCGCCCAATCCTTGGACTTATCCGGCTAAGGATCGTTCCGGCCAGCTCGACTTAATCGAACCGCCGCATCTCGGGCAATTGATCGCGAAGCTTCTTAAGCCTGCAACGTAAGAGGAGATTGTCATGCCTTTCGACTATTCGACACCGCCGCCGGCAAGCGCCCTGAACCTGATCCCCAAAGACACGGTCGCCCTCGTCCAGCTGAGCATCAATGCCGGCGGCGTCGGTGAAGACGGAATGCTGACTTCGAGCCGGGACGGCGCCTGCAGCATGCTAGCGTATTCCGCCGCCGTGATCGACGGCCCCTATGCCGGTCGTAAAATTTTCGGACAGTGGATCGTCGAAGGTGCGCCCGAGAAGTACGAGGAGAATGTTTGGCGCTCTAGAAAGGTGCTTAAGCGCATCTTGCTGAGCGCCTTCAACTTCTCTTCGAGCGACAATTCCCCGGAAGTCAAGGCCAGGCTTACGGTCGGATACCAGGCTTTCCACGGTCTTAAGTTCATTGCCCGGATCGGTATCGAGAAGGGCAACGATGTCTGGCCCGACAAAAACAGCGTTATCGGAGCTGTGACCCGCGATCAAAGGGATTGGCCGGGCCCCGTTCCGGAAGCCCCGCCATTCAATGGTGGCGGCCCTTCCCCCTCTCCTGTGGCTTCTCCGGCCGGCGCTTCCCCTGCGTCGCCGGCGCCGATCGCACGGCCCCCATGGGCGCAGGAGTGAGAGACACAGGGGGAAGGCAACACAGGAAGGGGGCGACACAGGAAGGGGGCGGCACAAGAGGAGCCGACTATGAGAAAGTCGCGCATATCCGCCATCAGCGCCGCTGAGGACCAATGGCTGCGGCGCGCTTACGCCGCGGCCGTCGCCGGCGCCAAGCAAGTTGTCGGTCCCGATCATAACAGCCCGATCCGCTCGCATACGACGCTCGGGCAGCTCGGCGCTTCGCAATGGGGCTGGCTTGTCAGCGGCGCGATCTGGGGCTGGGTCTCGACGCGAGCTCAGCAAGCGAGTGACGAAGGCTGGGACCAGGAGAGCACGATTCATCTGACGGGGCTCGAGCCCGAGCCTTGGGATGCGGGGATGGTCATCTCGATTTTGCCGAAACTGGCCGACGCCTGCGGCGCAGATATTGATTGGGCAAAGCCGCTCAACGAATGGTCGAAGGAGATGATGGGCAGCTTTCTGCTGGCCGCCTTTCGCCTGATCCGCCACGCCGAGATCGCGCGCGACGTCACCGAGGATCAGATGAGCGCAAAGCCGGTCGACGCCAATGCGCTGGCGCGCCGGCTGAACGCCGCAGCAGGTGGGCCGCTGATGACGCCCGCCGAATTCAACGACGAGCTTCCATCTTTCTAGGCGAACCCTCTGATGGATTACAGCGCCATCATCAGCCTTCCTGATGAGCCGCTTAATATCGAGCTCAACAGGATCATCGAGCGTGCCGCGGAAGCCAAGGTGGAACTGCCACGGGCTTATCTCGGGGAAAGTATTATTGATGACGAATGCAGTCGTAAGATCCAATTTGAATGGTGGATCAAGCCATTATTACCGGCTCGAGTGAAGTCGATTTTCGCGCGAGGGCATTTCTTCGAGGCGCGTATTCGTGAACATCTTCTCAATGCTGGGTTTGTCTTCGCGCCTTCCAAGACATTGGAGTTTGTGGCCCTTGACGGCTATCTGCAAGGTCACGCCGACGGGGTGCTTATAAGCGGCCCGGCTTTGCCTGGGATCGTGTTCCCGGCTCTATGGGAGCACAAGGCGCTCAACGCGAAGAACTTCCGTGCGGTCGGGCGTGACGGACTGACGAAGGTCTTTCCCAAATACGCCGTTCAGGTCGCGATCTACCAGCATTTTCTCGGCAAACTAAATCCGGCGCTGGTCACCGTCGCGAATGCCGATACCTGCGAGCTCCTGCATCTTGCCGTGCCCTATAACGCCGAGCGGGCTCAGCGCGGGATCGAGCGTGCCGTCGAGATCATTGCGGCGACCAAGGCGGGTGAGCTCCTGCCGCGGGCCTTTCGCGATCCCTCCGACTGGCGCTGCAAGATGTGCCCCTTCCTGGCGAAATGCTGGGGGCCGTCATGAGCGCGCCCCTGTCGCCCGAGCTCGTCGATCGGCTGGTCAAGATCATCTTGATGCTCAGCTCGCCCAGCGACGGCGAGCTCGTGGTCGCCGGACGGGCTTTACAGCGCCAGCTAGCTTCCGCCGGAACCGATATCCATGCGCTCGCCGCGCATCTCAGGAATGGCAGCGGCCTAAGCGAAGAAGACAAGCAACAGATCCGGACTGCGATCGCCGATGCGCGGGCTGCCGGCTACGCCGAGGGCGTGCGGGCCGGCGAGGCGCAGACACAGGGGGGCGGCGCTTTCCGCAATACGGACGGCTCAGTCGACTGGCGGCAAGTGGCGCTCTTCGTCGAGCGCGAGAAGGACCGGCTTCCGCCTCGAGCTCGGACGGACAGCGCCCTCGAGTTCATCGGCGACATGGCGATGCGGGCGCAGTCTCCCTACAGCCGCGAGCCGACCCAGAAGCAGCATGAGTGGCTTCACAGCCTGTTTTTCAAGCTTGGCGGGAAGATCACATGAGCGCGCCCGGCATTCCCTTCATGATCACTATCGCCATGAAGGAGGCGCTGCGCGAGCGTGGGCTCAGCGACGAAGACATCAGGCAGATGGTGCCCGAGGATGCCCACAAGCTGCTGCTGACGCCAAATCCGCAGTCCTTGAGACCTTCGTCATGCTGGCCAGGGCCTCGCTCAATGGCCATCCGGCGCCGGGCATTCTGAACATCGATCGCAAGCATCCGAACGATAAGGATGTCGTTCCTACCCGTTATGGGCTCGAGGATCCCGATCTCGTGGATCGCATGGTCCAAGATGCCTTGGTCGATTCCGAGAACGGCTTCAACGTCTACATCGAAGGGCGTTTCATTAGGGCTGGCTTACGCGGCAAGAAACGCGGCGAGTTCAGGCATACGGTCTATGTGTTCGCGCTGGCGATCGATAGCGACAGCGACAAGAGCAAGGCTTGGGCGCCCCCTGTGGGCGTGCGCCCGACCTTGGTGGTCGAGACCTCATCTGGCAATCATCACTACTGGTTTTTCTTGAAGGAGGCGCTGGATCGCGATCGGGCGCAACGCCTCGGCGAGGCTATGCGGTGGGCGACCGGTTCCGACGTCAAGACTGGAGATCCGACGCAGCCTTATCGGATTGCCGGCACTGTCAATTATCCCGATCGGAAGAAAGTGTCTCGCGGCCGGGTGATCACTTGGACTCGGCTCACGCATTGTGATCTTGGTGCCCTCTGGACCGCGCAGGAGCTCGAGCGGATCTTCCCGCCGTCTCAGCCCGGCAAGCTTAACGGAGGCGGTGCACGGAGCACAGAGGCGCAGGGAGGGGGGCGACAAGCAGCTACAGCGATCGGACCTATCGCCGCCATCGATATTGATGCTGTCGGCTTCCCTGACGATCTGCGCGAATGGATTTGCGATGGCGTTCCCGATAGCGAGGACCGCTCCATCATTTTCTTCAGGGTAGTGAAGGCACTCAAGGGCGAGGGCTACACCGCCGAGCAGATCTTCGAGTGCCTCGATCGCTACCCGGACGGCATTGCTCGGAAATATCGCGATCCGAAAGAAGGCGGGTCGCGGAAGCGCCTGCGTGCCGAGGTGCAACGCGCTTACGACAGGAAGCGACGGCCGGCCGTGAGCCGGGGCGTGTCTTCTTCTGTCTCGCCTCCTTCCCCTTCGTCTGTGCCTCCCCCTGTGCCTCCCCCTGTGCCTCCTCCTGTGGCTCTGCTTGTGCCGTCTGCCGGAGCGTTGCCGCTCGACGGGGCGCACGCGGTTTTCAAGAAATGGCTGGGCGAGAAATATGACACGGACATCCTCGATGTTACCGCGAGCACAGGGGCGGCCGAGAGGCTGGGCGGTGATCCCCTATGGTTAATGGTGATCTCCGGATCCGGCAACGCCAAGACGGAGACGGTGCGCTCGCTCGAGGGGGCCGGCGCGTGGGTCACGAGCACGATATCCTCGGAGGGTGCGCTGTTGTCTGCGATGAGTCGCGGGCAGGGGGCGACTGGCGGCCTGCTGCACAAGATCGGTTCTCGGGGTTTGCTGGTCCTCAAGGACTTCACCACCATCCTGGCGATGGACAGCAAGGTGCGCGGTCATGTGTTGGCGGCGCTGCGCGAAATTCACGACGGAAAATGGGAGCGCAACGTCGGATATGCGGGCGGGCGCACGCTGACATGGGTCGGTCGGATTGTCGTGATTGCCGCCTGCACGACGGCCTGGGACGAAGCGCGCAAGGCGGTCGAGGCGATGGGCGATCGCTTTGTTTTGGTGCGTGCCGATTCGACGACCGGCCGCCTGGAGTCGGCTCGGCAGGCGATCGAGAACACAGGGCGGGAGGATGTCATGCGGACCGAGTTGGCGCAGGCGATGGGCGGCTTGGTTGCCAGCGTCGACATGAATGTGCGCGAGCTCGTCAAGGACGAGAAGACCAGGCTGACCCAGCTCGCCAATGTGGTGACCTGGGCGCGATCCGGGGTCGAACGTGACTATACGGGCGTGGTGATCAACGCCCATGCGCCGGAGATGCCGACAAGGTTCTCCAAGCAATTGGCCCAGGTCATGCGGGGGGCATTATCCCTCGGGATTTCGACCGACGAGGCTATGCGGCTGGCGACCCGTTGTGCCCGTGACAGTCTCGAGCCGCTGCGGCGCGATCTGTTGCTCGATGTGGCGGCCTATCCTGGCTCGAATCCGGACGAGGTCCACAGGCGAACCATCCGTCCGCTCACGACCGTGAAGAACAATCTCGTCGCCCTGCATACGCTGCGTTTGCTGATTTGTGACGAGCGTGAGGAATGGCGGGGCCGCCGAGTGCTGTCGGTTCCGTATTATTTCCTGGCGCCCGAGCTCGATCGGGCTGTGCTGCTGAGCATGTGACGAACCGGAAAACAGAGTAACTGAAATCAACGAACCGGAAAGCAGAGGAACAGATATATCTTAATCTAATATATATCTAATCTACTTTCCGGTTGGACAACGCATCTAATAAAATCAATGACTTAGATGGAGCGACCAACCATGCCGGACGACAATTCCATCCCCGCGCGCACGCCTAGCAACGGTCTCATGGCTTTTCTCGAGGAGGTGAAGGCCGAGAGCCTCGCGGCCCGACGCCGACGCTTGATCTTCGGTCTGGATGCGACCGCGAGCCGCAAGCCGACCTGGGATCTGGCCGCGAGTCTACAGGCCGACATGTTCCGCGAGGCCACAGCGATCGGCAACCTCGATCTGCAGCTCGTCTTCTATCGTGGAGATGGGGAATGCAAGGCGACGGGCTGGATCTCGAGCTCGGCACGTCTCGGCAAGATCATGTCGGGGATCGACTGTCGGGCCGGCATTACCCAGATCGGCAAGATCCTGACGCATGCGAAAAAGGAGACGACTTCCCTGCATGTCGGGGCGATGACCTTCGTCGGCGATGCGATCGAAGAGAACCTTGCCCCCCTGTGCTCTGTGGCGCGCGAGCTCGGCCGGCTCAAGACGCCCGCCTTCATGTTTCAGGAAGGTGAGGATGTAGAGGTTGAGACTGCGTTTTGCGAGATCGCCAGGCTTTCAGGCGGCGCTTTTGGGCGGTTTGAGCCTGGCGCAGCTAAGCGGCTCGGCGAGCTATTGAGGGCGGTCGCAGCGTTCGCGGCGGGCGGAATGAAGGCGCTGGTGGGCCGCAAGGACGAAGTGAGCCTGCGCCTGCTCGAGCAAATGAACAGGTAGTCGTGAGGATGCTGAGTCATGATGCGCGAAGATGAGGTTCAATGGTGGGTCGACACTCTCGTCACTGAAATCAGGCAGATGCCAGTCGAGGCACGGATTGAAGTTCTCGGCAGGGTGACGGGCCGCTGCATCGATGATGCCTATGGTTCTGGGGCTTGGTTACAGCTCACTTCGATCACCAACAGATATGCGAGGATCGACTTTAGCGATTACGAGCTGCCGGGCCCTGAGACATGACGCGCAGCAAGCCGAAGGTGCTTCCTCAATCCCAGCCATGGCGCCGTTGGTATAGCTCGGTGGTCTGGAAAAAGCAGGCCTCCTATCAGCTCAGGATCGAGCCCCTATGTCGTCTGTGCGAGGCTGAAGGCCGGGTCGTGGTCGCCACGATCGCCGATCACGTCGTGCACCATGATGAAGACTGGAACCGGTTCCGCCTAGGCAAACTGCAGTCGTTGTGCGGCGCTTGTCATGCCCGGAAGCACGGCCGTGCCCCGCCGCTCGGCTACAGCCTCGAGATCGGCGCCGATGGCTGGCCGATCGATCCGCAGCATCCGGCCAACAAGCCGCGAACAGGAAAGGATAACACGCCATGAAGACCATCACCGCCTTGGAGAGCTCGAGCGACCCGCTCGATCTTGCGAACCTCTCGGTCGTCGACGCGAACGCCTGGATCGCCGCCGCCTGTCGGCGCATCGAAAAGGCCAACAAACTGCTCGGCGGGATCAACACAGCGCGCGCCGCGGCCAAGCCGCCCTTGCCGCCGATCCCCCCGATCCCGCCAATCGCGCCCATTACCCCGATCGAGGCGCCGATGGACCCGGACCCGAGGGCTGCGCCTACGCCCACTTGACCCGCGGACGAAACACGACAGAACGAGATGACCATGGGCGGGGCTAAGCGACGGCGCTACAGCGATAACCAACAGCTCTTCGAGTAGGCGCTCTGCGATGACGACAGCTACATCGCAGTGGAGTTCCGTCATCATCTCGACGCGTTCAACGCCGCGATGAGGCGCGACGATCACAACGCAGCCACGCCGCACTACAATCAAGTCGAGGCAGCGCTCGAAGCCTATGCGAAGGAGCTCCATTGGTTCTGGCTGTCCTTCTGCGACAGCGATAAGCCCAAAGGACAGCGCTTCCTGGGTGTCGCCATCGTGCGCGGCAGCAACGTCGTCAACGCCATTCAGGAAGCGCACCGCTTGGACATCAACCCCGGCGGCGAAGTGTTGGCCTTCCCGGTGAGCAAGGAGGATGCCGAGAAGCGTATCCCGAGCGATTGCTGCAACCGGCTGTTGCGCCGTGACGAGCTCGTGGCGCGCAACCTCTGGGCACCGTCCAGGGGCGCATGAAGACGGCGATGCTCGTTAAACCCCTCGGGGGGGAACTTTGTTTTTTCGAGGTCGCCGTCATTTTTCGGGCGGCCCTGCCGTCGTTTTAGCGCGAAGAAGAATTTCATTGATGTGCTAAGGAATCGCGATGGAAAAAACCCCTGATCATCCGCCGCTGACCCTGGTCGGATCGGCCGTAACCGTGCTTGAACCGCCGAGATGCCTGAAGGGGCCGGGGCGCAGCTTATGGGATCGAGTGCAGCGCGAATTCAGGGTCAACGATGCCGGCGGGATCGAGCTCTTGTGTCTGGCCGGCGAGGCTCTCGACCGTGCCGAGAGCCTTGCGCGGGCGATCGAGCGCGATGGCGAGATCATCCGCACCAAGACCGGCCTCAAGGCCCATCCTGGGGTCCGCGAGGAGCTTGCCAATCGCAGTTTCGTCGCCAGGACCCTGCAGCGCCTGGGCATCACGCTCGAGCCCCTGCGGGGATCGATGGGGCGCTGAGCCATGGTGACCAACAGGCGTCCGCTAAGCCGTCGCCGGAACCCCGCGATCGACGAGCGCGTGCTTGCTCTGTTCGTGGAGCTCGAGAAGGGCCCGGCGCGCGAGCGGAAGAGTTTCAGCGACGGCACGCATCGTCTGGCGCGGCTGCTGGATCTAACGGCCGAGTGGTGGATGGGGTGCACGCCTTGCGACGATTCGCGGGCGCCCTCTCATCCGCCCTGGTGCGCCGCGCATGCGGGCTGGCATCGCTGTCGCGAGATCCGCGAGACGCTTCTCGAGGCCGCTGTGGAGCGCGGGCTCATGACCGTCGCCAAATAAGTCCTCCCCCTCCCTGTGCCCTCTTCCTCTTTCCTGTGGCTCGCCGCTCTGGTTCGGGCCGAGGGGCCTTTGTGCCCGCGTGCTGGCGCGCTAGAAACGGGTTCGGGGCTCGGCCGCTACATCCTACCTCCCGGACCGTGAATGGGCCGTGGCACAGCTGTTAGCGGGGTTTAGCGGCCTCCTGTGGGCCCGGCTGACGCGCCGCCGGAAGCGTCGGAAGCGCCGGCATCGGAAGCGGCTTTGACCGACGAGCTCGATCTCGACACCGATCATTGAAACCGAGGGCCTTCGCGTCCTCGAGCTCGCGGTCGCGAGACCGCGCCCAGTTATCGCGCTGATCGTCTCGCCCGCGACCATCCCGATATCGCCCACCGTCTGGCAGCGGGCGAATTCCGCTCCGTAACCGAGGCCTAGCGCGCCGCTCGGATGCTGGTCTCATTGGCTGAATACAAAGCGCGTGAGGCGGCCCGAGCCGCGGCCCAAGCCGAGCGTGAGCAGCGCGCCGGCAGCGCGCCGGCCGAGCCGCAATTCTGGGATGAGGTCTGGGCGCTCATCGAGGCGCGGGTCGCCAAGGCGATTGCCGAGTCGCAGCGGGACCTCGAGGCGCGGGTCGCGGCGCTCGAGACACGCCAACGCTAGCCGATCTGCGGTGCGACTGAGGCCGGGAGCGCGGCCCGGCAGGCAGCCCGCGATGTGCTGGCCTTCGCCGCCGAATTCGGTTTTTCGCCGCCGCCCGCGTGCGGCTCAACAATCCCTCCGCGCCGTCGCCAGGGCCGAGCAAGTTCGACGGGTTGATCACCTGAATGGCACTTGGGTTGATGTCCGCTTAGCCCCCGATAGCGGTGCAAAAGCAGACGCGCCGGGAGGTCCGAGAAGGGCCAGGAAGCGGTCCTCAGAAGGTGTCAGAATAGATGGCGGGGCCTGGCCGAAAGCTGCTGGACCGCTTGCGGCGATTGAAGTGCGGAAGCAGACATTCACCTCAATGTGAGGCGCAGTCCCCGTCTGCCCCTATCCGAGCCTGGCCTCACCGCTTCAGCTCATCGTCGGGATGGGCAAGTTCGCAGAACCAGCCGCCGAGAAATTTGACTGAAGGCCTATTCGGATCCGGCACCGGCGTCTTGCCCTCGACTGAGAGACGGAACGGCTCTGCGCTATCCTTCGGTGTGAAGCCGAGATGGTTCGCGCCGCTGTTGTCGACCGTCTTCACCTTGTTGTCGGATATGCCGAAGGAAATCGTGTGGCCCACGCGCGGCGCGGTCAGGGACGCCTCGACCAGCCGGACGCAGTCGGCGAAGGAGAGATACGACCACAG